TGAGCTTTTCCTTCATTCACCTTTTAAAAACAAATACTTAAAATTTTATTTAAAGTGCTTGAACTGATAAAAGTGCTGCGTATAATAGCCATCACTTTCTAGGTCTATAGCTCAGTTGGTTAGAGCGCTACCTTGACATGGTAGAGGTCGGCAGTTCGAATCTGCCTAGACCTACCAGAATTTTAGTAATAAAAAGAAGGGCTTACGTTAACGCGTAAGCCCTTTTTTTATTTTCTTTATCCGTATTTTATCCAATCCTTATCCTTACGTTACCAAATTTAAGTAGCGTTTAACGTGTCTTTGCTGTGTTCACAGCGTTTTTTTAATCACATTTATAGCTGACAATTTTGTTCAGGCATAAAAAAAGAGGGCTTAGCCCTCTTCATCCATCAGCTTAACCAACTCGCTTGGTATGCGGTGGTCTTTCCAGTTGATGTTGTTCATGTCGACTTTAGTAATGTCGAGCCCAGCTGCGACTCTTAGTGGTTGGGCTTGTTCGTGGCCGTCGATGTAGTGATCAGTCATTTCTGCAGTGGCGTGGCCAGCCAGTGCCATGATGTATTCTTTTGGGTATCCCGCTTTGAAGTAGAGCATAATGCCTAGTGCGCGGATGTCGTGGAACGATGGGCGTTCTTTTGGTGCTAGGTGATCGTAAGCGCCGCTTTTATCTCGAAACTCTCTGAACTTTTTGGTCAGGTAATCTGGCAATACCGCAAATGGGTGTGGTTTAGCAGCTAGGTCGCGCTTATCCATTCGCCCTGGTCTGCAATGAATCAGGTAAGGGCAGTGCGTTGGGCTGGTGATAGCGCTGTGTACGGCTTGCCATAGTGGATCACCCATCTTGATGCTTAGGTGCACTGGTGTTTTGTAGTTGCGCGTTTTACGCTGCAGTATCTTGATCGAACGTGTTGGTGTGTCGATGTCACGGGCGATCTGTATCTCTACTAAGTCGCTACGACGTTGCAGACTGTAAAGCGCAATGTCCATGGCACGTTTTAGCCAATCGGGTGCCGTTTGGTACACTTTCATAAAGCCGTCCCAGGTGTGGCGTTGGCGAACGCGCGGATCAGGCTCTTGTGCTTTGAGCTGATCGGCTGGGTTGATGTCGCAGTAACCTGCAGTGATCGCATAGCGGAAGATATCGCGCATCAGTGGTGCATGCTTTTTTTGGGCGTGTGGTGTTTTGGTTTTCAGCAGATTGTTTAGGTCAAAGGTGCGCATGTCTTGTACGCGAATCTTTGACCACAGCTGCATATATTCGTCGATCTTACCCAGCTTGATCTTAACTGTTTCTTTGCCCTGCTTTTTGTTAGCCACTGCAACTTCTAGCGTGTGCTTGAACTCATCCAGCACTTGGCTCATTGGCGGATTACTTGGATTGTAGGTTTTCAGCTCTTCGGCACGGCGAGCGATACGGTTTACCAATGACTCTTGATCAGCTAACGCAATGTTTAGGGCGGTGGCCGCATCTCGTGCGACCTCATCACCAATGTTCTTGCCCAACGCTTCTAGCTTTCCGTCAGGCATTTTGTAGTAGTAATACGTACCGGACTTGTTACGCATTACCTTTAAATTGCGTGCTAGTTGGTTGGGTCTTGGTGGGTTCATCGTAATTCCGTGCCTTGCTTAATTTCGTGTTTGAAAAGGATCGCGTCTGCGATCGCGTTACCTGTTGAGATTTGCTCCACTCGCTTCACTTCTGGCTTTACTGGTGCGTCTTCACTGTAACCATACGCGGGTTGGCCATCTGGTAAAATCCACACAAACCATAGTTTTCCTTCCAAAATGCCCGGTAATTCGCCAGCCTTTAGTTGGCGGCGTAAGCGTGATAACTCTTTTTCAGGGTCAGTAAAGTGCTGCTTGGCGTAATCACGAATGCGTTGTTTGCGTGGCCATTTAGGCTTAATGAACTCGCTCATAATCCCTCCAATACTTTCTTTAATGTTTCGTTCGCTAGCTCACCGGCTGTCGGCGCGCGGTGTGTGTTGTTGCGAATAATCTGCAGTGCCTCTGTCATGATTACGTTTTGGCGGCGCAGTGCTTGGTTCTTGGCTTCGTGGCTTTCGATCACGGCCCAAAGCAAACCGCTTTTGATTTCTGCGCCCGATCCGTGGCCAACGGTGATATCTTTGAGCTTATCGATGCTTTCGTATTTGCTTTGGTCGAGCACAGTCACTAAGTGGTTGGCGATGTTGCGCGCGTGGGTGCTGTTGCCCGTTTGCTGCCAAAGTTGCAAGTCGCGTTCTAGGCTCATGCTGTCATTTCCTTTGCTTTAATTTCTAATTTGGTGATTGCGATCAATGTGTCGCGCATCTCCAGTGGTTGCTGTAGGAAGCGGTATTGTCGGTTTAACTTTCCTAAATGTTTGTTTTCAACTTTGCGTAGGTTGCTTGGGGCGAAGTTCTGCTTATTGCCGTCGATCATTAAGACCACATCGCCTGGCTCCAGCGGCCCGTGCTCCTGCTCCCACACAAGTCGGTGTTTGAATTTCCACTCGCGTGGCTCAGCAACCTTTACTTGCACATAACCATCTTCGTTGACGCGTTCAGTGCGACTGGTACATGATTATGTGGCTGTTGACCCTTTTTAAACGAGCCGCTGTTAGCTTGGCAGATGCCTTTTGTGCCTGCGTTCCAGCTGCTTTGCCCTGGTTTAAATTGGCCCGTGCGGCCAGATTTAATGCCGCGATTCTTTGTTTGGCTTCGCAATTGTGACTTAGTCAAGTTGCGCCCAAAGTGAGCGTTAAATGCTTGAGTTAGTTTGTTAATGTCCAAAACCTTGAATTGCTCCGTAATGAAAGCAATCTCTGCATCATTTAGTAAACACGGAGCCGCACCTTTCGCATTACCAGGCTTTCGACCGCAAACAAAACCATGCTTAGAAGCTTGCGACTTGATTGCAGATGCAGAGCGGTTCTGTCCAAACTTGCTATTAAACTGCTTTGCGACAGTCGAAAGAGGGGCTTTTTTGTAAGCTTCCTCAATAAAAGCAAGTTGCTCAGCTGTGTATGGTTGTCTAGCCATTGCCAATCCCCAGAAGCTTTGGTGTATTTTGGCTTGCGATCATGCCTTCGTGACGCATATGCTCAGCTTTAAGGACCAGTGAAGCATTTGACACAATGTCTTTTGCTATGCCGCTGATCGCTTTTGCTCGGTCGATCTCTTTTTCCAAGTCTTCTTTGGTAAGGGATTCATCACCAAGACGCTCAAGCTGAGAAAAAAGATGGTCATTTAAGTCGCTTAATTTTTGGCCTTCCAAGCCGTGGATCAGCTTGATGGAAATAGTCGCCAGCATTTGCGCATATGTTGAAATCTCCTCTTCTGAGGGCAGTCTTTGCGCTCCAGACTGAAACGTAATCAAAGCGATATCCCGCGCCGCATCCTGCTTGTCTTTAGTTGTCATGGTTGTCTCCTTACGCGTTGGCCACTTGTTTGGCTGTTGTGTCAGCAATGACGGTGAAAGAGCTTGGTTTCTCCACAAACACCAGTTTTGCGGCGGCTGGGTGGTTGGTGCTTGGCTCGAAGCGGATTAGAAGCTGACCGAGGCGCATTACTTCGTTTTGGTAGTAAGTGCGCTTGCGGCTGGCTGCGTTCACTGAGCTGATTTGCACGGTGTAGCAGTTGCCTAGATTCGTTAGTTCGTGCGAAACGTGTGCGATACGAAACAGTGGGTTGTGCTCGCCGTTTAGCACGATCAGTGCTTTGTTTGGGTAAAGCGTTTGGCTGAATGTTTTTACTTCGCTCATGCGGCGTCCCCTTCCTTTGAGATTTCCAATAACTCGTCACGGACGATGCTGGTGTCACGTGGTGCTGCGATGTGCAGGCGCGCACGTGAGTGTGTGCATGACAGCGTGGTGACGTGCACGGTGGTTTCAGTTGTCGAAGGTGGTACTTTGATAGTGATGCCTTCGTCCTTTGTGCGACTTAGGATTAATCCGTTGTGCATGACTTGTCTCCTTGTTGTTTGCTAGGCCTTCCAGTACTTTTGAGCTTCCAATCAATAAGTAAGGAATGCTTATGCAAGTTAATATTTCGTTTGTTGTTCGCGTTGATGCCACTTGGGATAGCATCAAAACTCTTTATTCGTCTGAGATCGACCTAGACTTTATGCCTCGCGTTGGCGATAGCGTGGACGTTCCTGCCTTGATAAGAGACCTGAAAGCCAGATACCCAAGTCTTGAGGGCGATAAAGGTGTAGTGTTGGAGTCAGGTACTGATATTTTTGATATCCAGCGCGGCTCCCCCTACTTGGTCGTCGTTCTGCCCATAGCGGGGCAGACTGTCAAAGCTATCCGTCGTAGCATCCTTGAGCGTCACGGCTGGATTTAAGCGGTGAACGAACTGATTTAGCTTTTTTGAAATCTCCAGTAGCTCAGCTGTTACTGGGGATTTTTCATCTACGCTTGCTGCATCTACCGCTTTGCCTAGCTCTTCGTTTGCCTTGCAAATCGCCTCAAAAAACTCCAGCGCAATATCTGCTTGAAATAGCTGCATTTCCCTTCTCCTATCCGATTAATTCTTCATTGATTAGATCAAGGCGCCCGTGGCGTACCCTGACGGTTCGAGTGGTGCGTACTTTGTTGTGACGTGCCAAGTCTTGGTCTGTGTCACTGAAAAAAGGTGTGTCTACTAAGGCGGTGATCAGCGCAGCGAAGATAAAGCCGTAGGTCATCATGCTGTGGGCTGTTGTTTTTTCGGTGGCCGTTTCGACACGAAACTGGATATCGCCAAGGGCAATTGCTTTGGCGACTGCTTCGGTCAAGCAGCGCGCGTGGTAGAACTTACGGGCTTCAACTTGATGAAAGCGAATAGTGGGTACAGAGCGACACATGATGTCGGCGATCTGTGGTGACTTAAGGCCTTGGGCCGTTAGCGCTAGAATTTCAACTGCGCGGCCGCTGATGTGCGGGGCGCTTTCTGAAGGGTAAAACGTGATGTTTTTTGCATCTTGCATGATTCGGCCTCTTGCCTAGTTTTAACTCTGATTACAGAAAGTTAATCTAAAGATAATATTTCGTCAAGTATGAGAATAAAATAATGTAATAAATAAAACTGTATATACATACAGGATATTTAATATCATAAATGATATGCTCTGTGAGAATTGAAAGTTAACGGTAGGATTTTGCTAGGTTTTCTAGCATCAAGATGGCGGCTGATCTGCGCTCTTTTGGTAGTGAAATAATGGCGTCGCGAACGTTGGCAAGAGTTGAATCTATATGACCTATGTCACACGGAGCCAAAGAGTATCTTAAGATTTGCTCGATTTTTTTAATGATGTGTTTGGTCGGCTGGTGGTGATCCGTGCAGCTCTTAGGCGTTTGCCGAACGAGTTGTGCATGAAGTGACGTTGCGGTAAACGTGTAGACTTTTACAGATGCTATTGCACTTTGGCGGCGTGCAACGCATCATTCTGCGGCGATTGTGTTCGCCATGGTAGGTGGAAAGATGGATGTGTTAAAGGAAATTGCGCGCTTGGAAGTGCTAATGGAAGCGGCCAAAGCCGACGGCAAGGTCGGCATGGTGTTGTGGTATGAGATTCGGATTGATGAGCTTAAGTATAAGGTTCCTACTACTCTAAGTTGTAGCATCAGAGATAAACAGCTTTTGAATTTGACCATTCTTTAGCGCTGCTTTGGCTTTTATTTGAATTGGCTTAGCCGATACCATACTAACAATATAATGGTTCTCTGAGGTCATTATAGTTGGATCTGTGATTTGTCCCTTTACCCTATTTGAGTCTTTGGCAATCTCGCCATTTTCGTTGCAAAACCTAAGTTTGCAGGTCTGATTCTCTAGGTCCAGCTCTGTTATTACAGCATAATATGTTTGCTCAGATGTGATTTCTTCAATTTCCTCTAAGATCGCCGCCTTCATTTCGGCATTGATTGGAATGGTATGTCGGCCCTTCTCGCCAATTTCAAGGGTTTCACAGCTATTTCCTACTGGAGCTACAGCATTTCTTAGCGGCGCGGCGAAGTTGTCGGTCATTTTATCAATGGTCGACAAGAGTTTAGATATGGTTTCTTCGTCTCTTTTGCCAAGCTCTTGTATTGCTTCGCTAAGAGCTGCTTTAAGCATTTTCATCTCTTCACTTCTTCCGCTGTGCTTTGATATAGCATAGTTGACTATGAGCATAATGAGAGCTCCGCCAAACCCAGAAAAAAGAGGATGCTGTGCTAATGCTTGTACGTCAACTAGAAATTGATAGCATTTCGCCTTCGGCTCACTGGCAAATACCTTGACTTGGTGTGCGCTTGATACGGTCGTATAGTGGCCTGTTATGACGAAATTAGCCGTAATGCTGAGGATTTTAGAAAGCCCTTCAAGCGACTTGGAAAGCTCTGAAAGATCGATTTCATGCCGATCAGCATCATTTCCATCATAGGTGATGGGGAAGGTGTTGTGTATGTAGCTTTTCAAACTGAACTCCCTTTCTTTTAATTCTTAAACTAATACTTCCAAAGCCCTTCTTTCATTTTCAACTGTAGTACTAATTGGTCATAAACTGACTGGAATTGGGCTGCATCGGTTTCAGGGTCATATCCGCCCCGTGTAGCGATACGGGCATTATAAAGTTGAACTATAGCCGTTACGTAAATATTAAATAAATCACTGTCGATCTCGAAGCCTTCGCCGCGCACGGTCGCCACCAGTTGAGCGGCTGTCTTAGCCAGTAATGAGCCGTCGATCTGTGCGGCTTTGGGTGGTGTTAGCGGCTTACGATCAAGAAAATCTTCTGGAAGCTCTAGGCGTTTTTCGATAACGCGAGCAATTCGCCCAGTTAGTTTTCGGTTGCCACTCAAGACAGTGCTTAGCCAGCTTTGGCTATAGCCACAGATGTCCGCGATTTCTCTGTGATTTAATCCCTTGTCAGCCACTAGATGCGCAACATGCTTGGCAAAATTGCGTCTCCGCCATTGGTAGATCCACGCGTTTTCAAACTCTTCTTGGCTCATTTCACCAATTTTAAGTGCATCAGCCAGGGGGATCTCCGCAAGTTTGCAGATCATCACGGCCTCTTCAAGCGAGAATGACACGCTACCGCGCATTCGGCTGCCTAGTGCAACAAGCGACAATCCTAAGTACTCCGCCACCTCGCTACGTTCATAGCGTGATGCATTGATAATACGTTGCATGGCAAGCGAACATGCACCAGCAGTGCTTGCCTTCACTTCTTTATCAAGGGGTTCAATGGTTGGCATATAGCGGTGTCAGCCTTATTTGTTGTATGTGCAGTGAGTGAACTTTTGATTTAGCTCATCACACATTGTGTTGTGTGTAATGCACATGATTTTGTGTAATCTGTAAAAAGCATCAATTAATTCAACTGAAAAGATTTACAAAAAGTTAATTAGGTGTTTAAAATTAGAAAATATTCAGCGAAATTGGCAATCAGTATTTTGTATAGAATTACTGTTTTAGGTAATCCGCTGTAAACAACCATCGTTAGATGGCTCTTAGTCGGCACGCTGTGAAGCGCCCGAGCGGAACAAGTTAAGGAGCACGATATGAGTAAACCACAACCAAGCGTCGCCAATGTTCAAGTGAGCTTAGAGGGTCTAAGCGCGAACCTTTGGAGTACGACAGCCAAGCTTTCCGATGCTGGTTTACGTGATACGGAGGTGTTTCGCCAGTTGGATGCAACCGGCGAAATGATAGATGGTCTGGTGAAAAACCTATCAGCTATCCCCGTTCCAACCGAACTCTTTAACCAGAAATGATCTGGTGTGCTCGCCAAAGTATGGCTGGCATCGAATGACTGGCGTTAGCTCATTGTCTTTGAGTGTGTAATCTACCTCTCTGACGATGACAGTTTCAACACCCTGCAAATAGCCACCATCTTGTTGCAGGGTTAATAATTCGCCAAACCTCGGAATAGGGCCTTTTACCGATTCGATGGTTTGAGTAAGCGCGTTATTTTTTGTGTAGATCTCTATGATCATGCAAAACCTCCTTGTGGGGTAAGAAATACATCCAGCTTAGTGTTGGATAAACAACCATCGTTAGATGGCTCTTAGTCGGCACGCTGTGAAGCGCCCGAGCAGAGTATTGGGGGATGTCCTTGTGAAGCTATCACACTTTAGTAAGTGCGGCCATGATGGTTGTCTTGATAGTGGAACGACTGACCCGCATTTGAGATCGACCCTTTTGTTAGATGAACGCCATTACGACATTGCCCCGCAAGGGGCTTTTTTAGCAAAGTGTGAAATCATAGATTGGGGCGACCCTGAACTTTGTAAGCTGGTGAAAGACATAGACCAGCGATTCGGACAACTAAGAAACATCGATCGGCAAGAGGCCAATCAAAAGTAAGAGACTAATAAATCGATGTATCTGTAAAATTTTTGACAGGTACAGAGCAATGAGCAATAATTTAACCGTTGCCGCAAAATCGGCAGCCTGGACTCGCACTCCGGATAATTCACAAACGGGCAGACGAACCGCCCTTAATAGCGGTTTTTTTATGTCTGCTGCACGCCTGTGCCTACCTGTTATGGTCGGTTGGGTGGAGCTACCTTCGGGTAGGTCGGCTTTCCGTTTGTGTGCCGATAGTGCGAAACTCCACTTGACCGACCACCCTATTGAAATTCGCACTTCGATTTGGTGGTCCCTGAAAAAACACATTCGGAGACTCACCATGGCACAATTACGCCTATTGGTTGACGATCGCCTAAGCGTTTACGCTAAGCGAGTTCGCAACGCTATCAAACAACTGCCTGTATTCGGCGGTTCCCCTCGCATCCTGTTGGACGAACAGGAAATTTCTGAATTATCCAAGATTTCCGTTGATAAGGTTCGCGTGGCTATCGATGAGCTACAGCGCGAAGGTTATATCGCGCCGTTTTACAATGGTCGCAAGTCAAAATGCAGCGTCTACGCCCTGCAAAATCCTTCTCTATCCGGTGACGTGATGGAGGTGTGGGTATGAATCTACGCATCCTTAAAAAATTATCAAAACGCGCAGATCAGTATCTGCGCATTCTCCCGCACTGTGGTGAGCTTTGTTTGCCTGAGCATGTATTAACGATCGAGTCATCGATTCTGCACAATTGTGATCTAAAACACTGTGATCACCTAAAATCTAGCCGATTTGGACGTGTTCATATGCGACCAAATGAGCCATGGAAAAATACGCCATGCTACGTTCAGCGCGTTAAAAATTTGTATGACAATGATCTGCATGTTTATTCCGCGTATGAGTTTTTAAAGATCATGATGGTGTTCACCAAGACTGCCACGCCTAAGCAAGTGTTCGCCAAGGCAGATCGACACCTGCTGGCAATCCGCACAGAGCGTGCTCGTAAGCTTATGATGCAGGCGTATGGCTTTGGGGGTGAGGCGTGAAACAGACTATTTTCATCAATCAGCAGAAGGCCATTGAGTGGGGGTTAAACCTCTCTCAAGCGGCTGTATTTTCGCACCTTTACGACATTGCCAAAGGCAAGCAGCTTGAGTGCATGGTTAGCTACAGCGGCGTGATTTCTGAGTTGCCAGCGGTGGTTGATAAGCATGACACAGCCTATCGTTTGATGCTCCAACTCGCCAAGCTAGGACTGATTTCTTTTGAGAAGCGTAACGGCTTCGCCACCTTCACATTGCTTGATAAAGCGAGGGGGTGGAAGTGAGCGATTTAATTATTCCATTGTCTTGGCTACACGCTATTAAAACAGAAAAAGGAAAAGTTGATACAAAAGCTGTTCTGTTGCTTTCTTATATTGCTTCGCATGATCAGGGCTACCCGATCGTTGCTGGATACAGTTGGTATGCGGAGGCAGTAGGTTTTACTAAGCGAGAAGCTACTGATGGTTTGAAGCGCCTCAAATCAATGGGTCTCATTGAAATAGAATTAAAAGAGGCTTGTATATCTGGTCTTGTTGCCCAGAACGTTCCTCATATTCGACCGCTTGTTGACGCTGTCAACAGATTGGGGGTTGGGCTATGAGTATGAATCTCATGGTAAAAGCCATGAAAACGAAGGTGGGTAACCCTCTGCGTAAACTCGTACTGTTAAAGCTGGCAGACAATGCAAGCGATCAAGGGGAGTGCTGGCCTAGTTATCACTATATTGCTGAACAGTGTGAAATCAGCAAGCGTGCTGTGCAATTGCATATCAAGTTCTTGGAAAAAACGGGCGTATTGACTAAGACAGTTCGCAAGGGGGTTAAGGGAAATTCGTCTAACGTTTACAAACTGAATTTTCATCTATTGAAGCCAATTTATAACGAAGAAGGCGACATTATCGGGTATTTATTACCTAGTGAACCAGATGCATCCCCTAGTGAACCAGATGCATCCCCTAGTGAACCAGATGCATCCCCTAGTGAACCAGATGCACCCCCTAGTGAATCTGATGCACTAGGTGGGGTGAATCAGATGCACCCAGAACCAGTCACTTTAGAACCAGTCAATGAATCAGTCAGTGAATCATTAGATCATTTGTCCGATTCGGTCGAATCGAACGAAACCGCTCCGGTGGTGGTTGATCAAAAATTCGATGCCAAAGCCAAACGCGAGTTGTTAGCCAAAGCGTTTGAACACGTCTGGGCTGGCTACGGTCGTCGTGGTAGCAAGAAACCAGCTAAGGAGAAATTCTTAAAACTCAAGCTGGCAGACAATTACAACGAGGCGTTGGCCTACCTGCAAAACATCATCACCAAAGCCGAGCAGTGGGGGGCGTTGTACGCTCAGAACCCTAACGAGGCTCAATGGCAGCCACACTGCGTGCGCTGGATTAACGAAGAAAAATGGAACGATGAACACCTGCCAACCCTAAAAACTAGCCAAGCTCAGCCATCCCACGGAGGTCACCACCATGCAACACGTAAACTCTCTGCTGCAGAGCGTGCAATTGCCGACGCCAACGAATTACTCAGCCAACCAGAAACAAGCCAATACGCCGACGGAGGATATCAAGACGTTCTCGGCGAATATCTGGGCGGGGATGAGTAGCATGTTCGGCAGTCGTTGGTCGAGTCAGTACGGTGAGTTGCTGGGCGCTGATCGCCAGTTAACTGCAACGGCGATGGTTTGGGGGCGTACGTTGGTTGAGTTTGGTTACGAGCGCGTTAACCGTGCACTGAATGAGCGTGTTCATAACAATTTGGCTTGGCCGCCAACGCTGGGTGAGTTTGCGAAGATGTGCGCACCGCGCCCTGGTGATTTCAATCTGCCTGATGTGGCGACGGCGTTTCGACTGGCGATTGATAAAGACTGGTCCAATAACGCGATTTGGGAAGCGGTTCACCGCATTGGTTCGTTTGATTTCTACCGCATGCAGGAGAAGGAAGCCAAGCAAGCGTTTAACCGCGCTTATGGTGGAGTGGTAACGGATATTGCAGCAGGCAAGCCATTGACCAAACGTCATGTTGTAAAGACGGGCGATATGTTGGAAGACCAGAACTCAGCAAGCCGCTACAAGCGCATGTCCAAAGAAGAGCGTGCCGCTGATCGAGAGGCTGGCGGTAAAAAAGCCGCAGCATTGCGCGCTATGTTGCGTGGAGGTGCCGCATGAGTGATTTGTTTGATGAATTCCCGTCTGTTGAGGCTGCGTATCACGAAGCGGCAAACCATTCTCATGATGTCGCGCACTGGAAACCAAGTCATGACGTTGTATTTGAGGCAGCAAGACGAGTCGGTTTCTCTGCTTTAAGGCGCCGTGATACCGGAGCGGGTAAGCGCGGCTTTGCGAAGCAGTACAAGGAAGTCTGTAAGGCTTATCTGCGTGGCGAGCGATTCAAGCGTGACGTTGTGGCTCCAAGGGATGCAACAGGCCGCGAAAAGCTCACGGACAAGGAAGCGTTTGAGCGCAAGATGATCGGTCGAGCACGTATCAATGACGTTAAAGCACTGCTGGGGAGGTAGGGGGGATGGTTTTTAGGCTTCGTCTATCCGATGGTCGTTATGTGTTTATGGAGTGGCACCGCTATCTGGGGCCAGAGTTCTTTCACGACCGGTGGTTAGAGCGGCCGTTTGGTAAATGGTGGGATGATATAGAAATTAATGAGGCGCTTGATTGGTTCGTACAGCGCGGAATGAAAGCTTAAGGTGAATAACATGGAATTAAACGAGCGATTAATAAAGTGGTTTTTGACTGGTGACACGGGCGTGTCTTCCATGGCGATTGTATCTCAGATGACAGAGATCGAAGCATTTAAATACGTCAGCGACTATCCATTCGATACTGATGATTTTGGTCGTTGTCACCGTCTTCTGAAGCTTTTTCCTGAGTTTCGTTCACGCATTTCTGAAATGGCAAGCCGATCTGAACGATGGGCGGCGCTGGCGGTGTGTTGGGATGAGCTTGACCACCTTTACGAAACAGACAAGGACGCTTGTTACAAGAAGATCAAAGAAGTGCTGTCCACGGCTAAAGATGAGCGCGTTGTCGAGCTTGGCAACGGTATGAGTATTTTGTTTTAGGGGGTGATATGAGTCTGCAATTAGTGGGTGTTGATTTAGAAACGGGCGGTTTGAACGGTTACGAGACGTTGCCATCTGGTGAGCGGGTGCATGGTGCGGCGTATTACCCAATCCTTGAAATGGCGTTTATCGTTTGTGATGAAAACCTTAATAAGGATTTTTCGTTCTCGGTTGGTATTTGGAATGAATCTTTTTTAGAGCGTATGGGTCCATGGGCACGTGAGGCGCATACCAAGTCGGGCTTGATCGACCAACTGCGCAACCAGTCTGGCGAGCACTTGGGTGTGTTTTCTGATATCGAAGATGCTGAGCTTTTTGCTATTGAAACGCTGCTGCACTTTGGTGTGTCCATTTACGATCGCAAGGCGAAAACAGGCGCTGTGATGTTTGGCAATAGCATTGGTTTCGATGCTTCGTACATCGATGCGCAGATGCCAGCGCTTAAGGATTTCTTTCACTACCGCACTATCGATGTGTCTAGCATTGATCTACTGCGTCAAACGGCTTGGGCTGGTATTGGCTTACCTAAAGCTGAGAAGCAGTATGCCCATACCGCAATGGCTGATATTCACGAGACGTATTTTGAGCTGGTGGATTATACGGATCATTTGGAGCGCCCAGCGGCAAACGTGTTGATGAGTCGTGACAATCCGAATGGTTGGAAGCTGGAAGAGTTGCTGCCAAAGGTAGCCAAGGAAATTGCTGCGAAGACTGAGCGAATCAAAGGGGATGAGTCTGATCGTTCATTGTCGATTCAGACTAACAATACAGAGATTGAGACTTTCTTGTACAAGGCCACTCGTAAGCAATTCGACACTTTGCGCCTACTAGATGAAGTCGGTCCCGATCAGGGCCCAGAGGGCGATGCACGTATTTAATTAACCGGCTGGCTTCGGTCAGCCTTCTTTCACTGTTGGGAAATAGAGAGACGTTTATGCAAAAGGTAAATATTAGTTATGTTGGGTTAAGTGCGGCGGCTAGTTCGGCGTTGGTTCAGTCTGTGGTGGAGCAGTTGGCCCCAGAAGGCGTGGTGGTGATCGATCGTGATGAAAACGGTGCGGATATTACTGTGTTCGATGAAGGGGAACGTTTTCTGTTGCCAGAAACAAAGCTGACGGTTGAAGATGGTGTCGCGACAATCGAGAGTAATTTCGCTGGGGATTTGCGAGCTGACTTCGATGAGCTTGCCAGAGAGTGGGAAGGCAAAGAGATGGCGGATGCGGCTGATTTGCCAGATCTTGATTTACGTTCGTGGGAGCCAGGCAAAGCATTTAGTGGTTTTAATGCTGCTGTAAAAGGACTGCATGTCGAGGCGCCGATTAGCTCAGGCGATACTTTAGTTAGCTCTGTTTCTAAACCGCGTATTCGTGCTGGTTCGGCTCAAGAGTCAGAGAAATGCCCGCTTGGGGAGATTCATGATCGCATTAACGGATTGATGGAGCAGATCTGCACACTGAATCAGGTTGTCTTTTCACTGGCAGAAAAGTAAGTAGTTAACCGGCTGGCTTCGGTCAGCCTGCATTGCAAAGCGTGTTCGCTGAGCGCGCTTTTCAATGCTAACCCATCATCATCGTCGTGAGACGAGGAGTCTATTATGCGCTGGATCGGCCGTCATCAGCCTATGTCAGTAGGTGCCATTTCTTGGGAAATTATCAATCGTCATATTTCTTATTTGATTAGTCCGTCTTTGGATGCTGGCTGGCATGGTCAGTCCAATGCGGGGAAGATCTGCGATATGTTGGAAACGGGTATTCAGCCTGATTTCCAAGGTGGTGGTAACTCTAATGCGAAGATGATTCGAGAGGTTGAGAAATTGACTTTTCCTGATAGTCGCTATGATTATCTGTTCTCGGATTTGTCTGATATCCAAAAGCTGTGTCTATGTGTGGCTGTCTTGGCGGATGGTCGCAAGAATGAGCACGGTAAGTCTCCAAGTAATGCGGCGATCGTGGCGATGTTGCCTGCCTATGCTGCCCAGTTGCGCTTTAAGGTTCCTCATAAGCCTATTAAGGTAAATCGTTTTGAAAAGCATGTTTCTGAGGGTAAGAGCCTTTTTGTGAAGCGTGTTGAAAAGGAGCTGATCAAGCGTGGTATCTAAGCGTATTACGGATACGCTGATTCGTGCGACTTTATCAGCGGGTGATAAGGAATGGCTGTTTGATTCTCGCCGTGTTGAGTTTCGGGCGAATGTGTCTCGCACCGGCGGGACGTTTTACGATGTTCGTTACCAGGGCAAGAGGAAGCTGCGGACGGTGCTTGGTAAATGGCCGGCACTGAAGGCGTCGGATTTGTTTAAGCGGTTAAGCGAGATCCGCACTCAGTTGATGGCGGGTGAGCGTTCGTCGGCTAAGGTTGAGCAGATTAAGGATGTGTCAGCACTGTTGCTGTGGTTTGCGGATCATATCGAAGCGGATAAGTCATTTAGTGCGGGTTATGTGGCGTCGGCCCAAAGTTGTATTTATAACCATTTGATGGGGTCGCTGGGCGATGTGGCGATTAAGTTGCTGTCTAAGACGGATTTTTATAAGCGGGTTTATATGCCTAAGCAGTCTACTTTGGCGGTGTCGACGCTGCATAAGGTGTGGGGCGTCTTGAAGCGTGCGTGTTCGCTGGCGGGTAAGTTGGGCTTGATTGCTCGCGATCCGTTGGCGAATGTGGGCTGGCGTGACTTTACCCAAGATAAGGAAACAGCGCGATCGGGGCGCATTAAGCCTTATCAGTTGCCGGATCTGGCGGCGTGTATCCGTGAAAGTCAGTTTTGGCGGCGTTTGTTTTTTACTATGCAGTTGTGCCATGCGACTCGTATTGAGGAAACGTGTTTAGTTGAGTGGACGCATATTTCACTTGATGAGGCGGTTTGGTATATCCCTGCTGAAAATACGAAAACGGGTGTTGAACATAAAGTGCCGATCGCACCTGCAGTGGTGTCGATGCTTCGTGAGGCTAAGGCCAAACGCGGTGGTCAGTTTGTATTTTCTCAAAATGGTAAGAAGCCTGTTCACACCAGTACGGTAAGTAAGTGGTACCAGACGCTTTCGGCTGAGTTCGGCCAGAAGTTTACCAGCCATGATATGCGCAAATTAGCGCGTGATTATTGGCAGGAAAGTGGTGTTGATAGCCGTGTGGGTGAAATGTTGCTTAACCACGCCCAGTCCGATCTGGATGGGCGTTATCAGTCCCGATACGCTTGGCCGTTGATGGTCGAGGCGGTGGGGGCGTTGAGTGGGGGTGTTGTTAGGTTGAAATAGGCGCAAAAAAAGCCCGCAGTGTGCGGGCTTTTTCAATGAAGTCATATTATGAGCTTCACGAAATGCGAGAGTTAACCACTTCCATCGCTTTCGCTAACTTAGATTCCGTCTCAGCCGTCCATTCTGCTGAATGTAGGCGAGGTGCTGGGGCAGAAGGAACGGTTTTTCCAGACTCTAGCTGGGCTACTACCTCATTGAAAAGAGGGTGCTCACTAAGTTTAACTGGTTTATTAACTGCTGCTTGATTTAATTCCATTATGAATCCCCTTGAAACTATAGCCTGATTGATGATGTTAATATCATAAATTGTGGGCGATAGATTATTTTGTTTAGTGGTATTACACACAAACTTCACTTCTGGGCTTGTGCAATAATCCGATAAGGCTGCAATTTGAATGGATGTTTTAGCACATCCGCATTCAAATAACGCGGCCGCTGCAAACTCTCCTCCGCTTCCAGCAGAGAAAGCTTTCACAATCTGCTCATCTTGACAATATAGGGCATGACCTAGCCCAAAATCAAATAGAGTTGTGCTATCGACTAAGTCGACTATGGCTAAAGCTACTTGTGGTATGCCATTTTCGTCGCATACCGGAGGCGTGCTCGCCATGTCCCTTGATACTAACCACCACTCTTTCCACTTAGCTATATATTCAGAGCTGCCAGCCGTCATCAAGACAAATGTATCTTGGTATGGTGTCAGTTTATCAAAACCTGTGTCGTCGCAATAAATTAAGGAGCGCTTTTGATCTGACAATATTAAAGGTGATGCAGGATTTCCACCGATTGACCATCGAGTGTCTGCTGTCACGATTGAATTAACATAGTCACATAAAAGAGTAGTCATTGATTTCCCAAAGTCGTCCCTGAAATTGGTTGCGGATACTACTTTATTGGGTTTGATGTGTCTATATTTTCCGTCACAGTGCCGTCACGATGCCGCATATGCGTTAAAGGCTAAAGTCTTTTGTGGTAAGGCTTTGCGGTGCTTAGTTATAGAGTTCTATTAAGACTATAGAATTCGATTTACGCGCGCGCAGGGCTGGAAAAAGGGGAAGTTAGCAGGTACATTTTGTTCATACTGTGATTTTTGTGTTCGCGGCAAGTGAACGAACTGAGGCCCTGCTGATTAGCGGGGCTTTTTCGTTTCTGGGAGGTGGGTATGTAGTGATTACATAGTTGCTTAGCGTGTTAGATCACACGTTTTATCAGTTAGATCACATGTGATTTCGACGTATCCCGCATGAAGTGGCCCAGTGAGGCAGGGATGAGGTAGGGTTCGCGCCCCTTTAGTGAATAAGTAGCGTTACATGACTATTTCTAGGCCTCGCATTCGCGGGGCTTTTTCGTTTCTGGACTGGATCGCCTATATGAAATTCTTACCAGATGAACTGATTCAGATTGCTGCGTTCGTCTTGGTTGGCGTTCTGGGAGGCGCTGTGAAGTATCTCCGGCAGATTAAGCAAAAGATTAAAGATTTCTCGATTATTCAATTACTTATCACCGTTATTACTGGCGGTTTCCTTGGCATGCTCACTTATTTCTTAGGAACAGAGATGGGGATGTCTGGGCCAATGATCGGCTTCATGGCTGGTATGGCTGGCCTGATGGGTGATGAGGCTATCAGCTTTTACACGAGTAAGTTCAAGAGGTTGCCATGAGTATCAGCTTTGCACAGTTGCGTGAGTACGTTGTTAAGCCTGCGTTAGAGCAGCTCGGCCTTTACTCATTGGCTGCTGAGCAGTTGGTGATGGGCACGATTGCTCAAGAGTCGAACGGCTCTTACTTAAAGCAGCTAGGCAAAGGTCCAGCGCTAGGCCTTATCCAGATGGAGCCCGCAACACATAAAGATTTGTGGTTGAACTTCATCAAGTTTAAGTCTGAGTTGCGAGATAAGTTGCTGAGTATGACTAGTGACACGGTTGATCTTGTCTATGACCAGCACGGCTGGCCTGACCACGTGGCGTTGATTTGGAATCTGCGTTACGCCATTGCAATGTGTCGAATGCACTACTACCGAAAGCCGCAAGCATTGCCGAAAGCCAATGATATCAAGGCATTAGGACAGTATTGGAAAGATCACTACAACACCATTCACGGTGCTGGCACAGTGAGTGAGTTCATTAAAAATTTCCCGTATGACATATACGGACTAGAGCGAGGTGAGTATCTATGAAGATGTTAAGCGGTTTGTTGTTCTGGGTGGTCGCGTTAGTGTTTATGCCTTCAGTAGCTATGGCGTCAGAGGCCGCTTCTGACGAGTCGGGTTTGATTGTGGCCATCGTCAGTGCGTTACCTGCGTTAATTAGTATGATGCCCGCATGGGTTGGGGCTTTGATTGGTGTTCTATATGCCGTGGCTCATGCAGTAGCACTACTACCCGAAAAGGTTACAGCTAAATGGCCTAAGTGGTTGAAGTCATTGATTAATTTATTAGCCGCTAACTATGGCAAGGCTAAGAACGCCAATGGCTAGCTGGCTTAAGTTCCTGCTCATTCTGATGGAGTGGGCGGTTCAAGTTAAGAGGCGCGATGATGAAGCCCAGAAGCAACAGCGACTACGTAAGGCGCGCACTGATCCTGCTGGGTATCTGCGTCAGTTTGGCAGGGTGCGGCATGTTGAGTCCGATGACTCAGCCAACTCCATGCCCAGCAGTGGAGCCGGTACTGATAAACACGACGGTCAATGATCAGGCGTTCATCGTCCCAATAGATGAGATGGGGCAGATCACTTCTTATATCGAGCAGCTCAGGCAGTGCGTTAACAATGAATGAAATCGGCTTCAATATCTCCAATGACTTCAAGAGAATGGAGAAGATTCTCCATGGTCTACAAACGGACGTTATTCAGAAAGCCAAGGTTCGTGCGCTTAATCGAACTGCTGAACGAGTGAAGGAGCACACGGTACGACAGGTGTTGCCAAAGTATATTGATCGCCCGACACGTTGGACGCTGAACTCAGTAATGGTGCGGAATGCTAGCCGAAAAGGCGGCATGGAAGCGAGGGTGTTATTCAAGGACTGGCGATACGTTGCCAAGTCTGCATCGGCAGCGGCGGATTACTTAGACCCAATGATTGAGGGTGGTGATCGTAGGCCAAAGAACTTTGAGCGCCGCTTGAAGAGAAGCGGGTTGATTCGCAAGGATCAGTTTGCATTACCCGGTGGTGATATACGGCTCGATCGGTTCGGCAATATTCCTGCTCGTGTCAGTGATCATATCTTGCGAGACCTTAAGGCATACAACGACGGTGGCTATGATCGTAATACCAAACGCCAAGCGTTGAAGTATTTCTTGTTGCCCCGTTACCCGCATAGGCCGATCGGCGTCTACTGGCGTCAGGGTGGAAAGCTTAAGCAGGCAATAGTGTTTGCTGAGGACGCGCCCAATTACGAGGCTCGCTTACCATTCTATCTCGAAGCTCAAAAGATGACCGTGCGGGTCATAAGTGAGGAATTTCGGGAAGCTGCTCAATATTACGCCGCGCGCATGGCTAAGTGACTGAAAATAAAGGGCTTGGGTCCTTCCCAGCCCTAATCTCTATGGGGGTTATTCAGGTCCCGTGGTATTTCTAGCTATAAATTTTCCCTAGGACTTCCTTTCTTTTAAGTATCACTTTTTTGTTTTGCTTATAGCGCTTCAGCTTCGCCAGTTTTGCAGATTGGTGGCTGGTCGTTATGTTTCGGTGGTGTTGTTGCTTCGTCATCTGCTTGGCTTCCTGATTGCCTTGCTGTCTGCTCTTGGTTTTCTGATTTCAATTCATCTTTCTAGCGTCTAACTAAGAGAGTGCGTCTATGCGCAATTAATAATGTTTATCAAATAGTTAGCTTTTCTTTGTGGGTTTTAAAATGGGTAAAAAAGTCCAGAAAAAAGAGCTTGCCGAAATCCTTGGTGTCTCCGAAAAAACACTCACGACATGGCAGAAAAATGGCATGCCAATCGAAGTTCAAGGGGGGCGTGGCCAGAGCAATACCTACGACACCGAAGAGGTGATCAACTGGGTGGTGACACAGCGCGTGGCCAAAATGGGAGGTGGTCAAAGTGGGGAAGTCAGTGCGGTATTCGATGAGAAAATAGAGAACGGACGACTGAAGCACTGGCAAGCGAATGAAAAAGAGATTTCGGTACGCGAGGAAGCCAAACAGTTACTGCGTCGTGAAGAAGTTGAATTCAAGCTTGGGCAGCTCATTACATCTGCTAAGTCTGGCTTGATGAACCTTGCCCCGCGCCTCGCTCAGCGTTTGGCATTGAGCAAAGAGCAAAAAAAAATAGTCGACGATGAGGTGCGATCGGCTCTGATTAGCATGGGGGATGGTGATGTCATTAGCGATTGATGATTCCAATTTCCTGCCAGAGATCAATTTCACCGACATTGACGAAATTTATGAAGGACTGAAAAGCCTTTGGTTACCACCGCCAGACGTTACTGTCACTGAGTGGGCGGAAGAGTATCGCGAACTTTCACCTGAAAACTGTGCGTTACCTGGTAAATATCGTGTCGCGGTAACGCCATTTCTTAAAGAAATCCAAGAAGCCTGTAGCGATCCAGACATTCCGCGAGTGGTGTGTCAGAAGTCCGCGCAGGTGGCATGGACTGACGGTGTTATTAATAACGTGCTTGGGTACCATATCCACTTGGACCCGTGCCCAGCATTAGTGTTGTTTCCAACTGAGGACATGGCCGAGCGTTACTCGAAAGAGAAATTCTCGCCAATGATCCGCGACAGTGAGCCATTGGCCGAACGGATCGCGATCAAATCCCGCAGTGCTGGTAACACTATATTATCCAAGCATTATCGCGGCGGACACTTAGAGCTCGTTGGCTCAAATGCACCATCCAAGCTGGCATCATCACCGATCCGCTTGATAATGGTCGAAGAACCAGACCGCTGTTCACGTGACTCCGGTGGTGAGGGTAACTCGCTAAAGCTTGCATATGAGCGTGGCAAAACCTTCTATAACCGCAAAATCATCCTAGGTGGCTCGCCCACTTGGAAAGGGATGAGCGAAATAGAACGGGAAATGGCCCTTAGTGATAAGCGCTATTACCACATTCCATGTCCATGCTGTGGCGAAATGATCACGCTCAACTGGGGCATGGTGAAATGGGAAAAGGCTGATACGGAATGGCACGAGGTATTCGGAGCCCATCTACCAGAAACGGCTAAGCTTGAATGCCCAGAATGCAAAGAGCTATTCACCAACACGCAAAAGAACGACGCACTGCAGCTTGGGAAATGGAAAGCCACCGCACCCTTTAGCGGTGTTGCGGGTTTCTACATAAACGAGCTTTACAGCCCGTTCCCTAATGCGCGGTTGCAAGATGTTGTAGAGAAATTTTTAGAAGCAGACAAGCTGATGAAATCCGGTGACCACACACTAATGGTCACATGGACAAACACCTCGCTTGGCGAAACCTTCGAGATTCAAGGCGAAGGCGTGGACGGCTCAGGCATGGAAAACCGCCGCGAAGTGTACCAAGCCGATGTGCCGCATGACGGCATCATCATTACCTGTTGGTTTGATACCCAAGACGATCGCTTTGAAGGCGAGTTTGTAGCATGGGGGCCAGATGAGGAAACGTGGTCGCTTGGTTATGTGCGCATCTACGGCGATCTGTCCAAACCACAGATCTGGGAAGAGTTACGCAAACAGATGGAGCGCGAATTTGTCAGTGCAACTGGCGTGATACACAAAGCTCGCCTATGTGGCATTGACTCCGGTGGTCACTATTCGACAGAGGTTCATAAGTTCTGTCGCCAAGATCCACTGCGCTATATACCGACATTTGGTGCGACTCTACCAAATAAGCCGCTGGCTAACTTCCCAAGAACCCGAAGCAAAAAGCATGGCACCTATCACACCGAAGTAAATACAACGATCGCCAAGCAGGTGATTTACTCACGACTGAAGCTCAAGGACTTCGGCCCTGGCTTCTGTCATTTTCCATTGAAACAGGAATATGACGATCGCTACTTCAATGGCTTAACCATCGAAAAGATGGTTAAGCGCTATAAAGACGGTCAAGAGTACTTCAAGTTTGAAAACCCTCCGGGTGGACGAAACGAACCGCTCGACTGTCGCGTGGGTAACTTTGTCATGATCCGCATACTGCAGCAAAACTTCGGCATGAACCTGCGATCGCTACGCAAACTCATGGAGCAAACCAGCCCACAAGTTGAAATGAGCGAATCGCAACAGCCAGATAAACCAGCTGAACAACCAGCACCAGCCGCCAAGCCTCGCAAAAAGCGCAGTTTTGGCAAAGTCGGGAAAATCCAAACATGACAGAACTAGAAGAAGCAACGGCAGAATTGGCCGCGATACAAAAGGCCAAATCTCAACGTCTACAGGGAACAGCGGCACAAACCGTATCAGGGGATGGGGACAGCATCACATTTGCAAATGTCTCCATTAGTCAAATGAACACCGAAATCACGCGACTTAAGCGGCGTATTCGCATGCTAAGTGGTCGTGGTTCTCGAGTCACAATTAATCCGGTACCGCGATGAACATGAATATCTTCTCCGCAATAGGCAATTTATTTCGTTCCGAACCTGCCTACCGCGGGGCGGGTAACGGATTCTTTAAAAACTGGCGACCCAAGAAGCGCAGCGCGGATGCGGACTATCTGCCAGAGAAAGACATTTTAAACACTCGCCAAGCGGACTTGATCCGCAATAACGGCGTAGTGCGTGGTATTCGTCAAACACAAACCGACAACATTGTTGGTGCGTTCTTGATGCCGATCCCACAACCAAACTACGTCATGCTTGGCAAAGATGCCAAGTGGGCACGCGAGTGGAGTAAGAAAACACGGGCGGCATTTAAGCTTTGGGCAAACTCACTAGATTGCTCACTAGCTCGAAACCAAAACTTTCAGGGCATGACACAGCTCACCTTTAAACAGTGCTTTGATGGTGGTGACTCCTTCGCGGTACCGCGTTGGAAAAAGCAGCGTGACAACGCCTTTTGTATTCAGATCATTGACTCTGATCGGGTGTGTAATCCACACGGCAAAGCCGATGATGAGTTTCTTCGTGCTGGCATTGTGAAGAACGCAGACGGTGAGGCGATCGGCTACAAAGTAGCGAGTCGACACCCGACTGATCTCAACATGAAAACGCTTACTTGGACCCATGTGCCAGCCCGCACTCCTTGGGGCCGTCGCATGATGATCCACACCTACAACATCGAGCGACCAGAGCAGTCGCGCGGTATTGGTGCGCTGGTGTCGGTTTTATCTGAATTCAAACTCTTAGACGACTACACCCAAGCTGAGCTTAAAGCCACGGTGAACAATGCTCTGATAGCCGCTTTCGTTAAATCCGATATGCCTGATGAGCTGCTGATGCAGATCTATCAGCCACCCGCTGATTCGGAAGATAAAGACGCCACGATTGCTAGTGAGTACATGGATGCCCGTGAAGGCATGGATTACTCCATGAAGCCTAATGGTGTTATCCCACTGCTTCCAAACGAAGACGTGACACCGTTTTTGCCTGGTCGTCCTAACCAAGCCTATGCGGCATTTGTTGAGAATATCTTTCGCCAAATCGGTGTGGCCTTCAACGTCAGCTATGAATTGCTAATGAAGGACTTTAGCAAAACCAACTATTCCAGCGCTCGTGCGTCATTGCTTGAGTGTTACCGCTTCTTCAAAAGCCAGCGAGCTTGGTTGATCGCCACATGGTGTCAGCCGGTTTACGAGCTATGGCTAGAAGAACAAGTCAACAAAGGCGCAATTGAGGCGCCTGATTTCTACGCCAATAAAGCGGCTTACTGCCAATCAACATGGATCAGCTCAGGGCGTGGTTGGGTAGACCCTGTCAAAGAGGCCAATGCTGCCAAGTTGCGCATGCAGTACGGACTATCCAGTCTAACGCTTGAGTGTGCAGAGCAGGGGCTCGACATTGATGAGCACCTAGATCAGCTCGAAGCAGAGCGCGAAATGTTAGCGGCACGCGGTATCAAGCTGGCCGATTTATTCCCAGATCCCGAGCCAGAGGAACCGGACAATGACCCAGAAGAAAGCGAGGACGATGAGAAAGCCGCCACTCAAAATGCTGCTTGATCAAATCTTTAACCGAAACCTAGCCATCGACTCTCAGTATTTTTACAGCGTGATGGGGGCGCTCTACAACGAAGGGCGCATTGATTTCAGTGTACTTGGCGTTGATGACCAAGAGATCGAAGCCGCCGAGCTGTCCAGTATGGCGGCAGGCTTTAGCCGCGAGGCTCCTAAACCATACCGAGTGCAAGACGGTGCCGCGATCATTCCGGTTCATGGCTCACTGAGTCACCGCTTTGGCTATCTACAGCCAACCAGCGGTATGACGGGCTATGACGGTTTGCGCTACAACATAGAAATGGCCGAAAGTGATCCTGATGTTAACGGCATCATTTACGACATTAACTCACCAGGTGGCTCAGTAGATGGGCTCTTTGATCTAACGGATTGGGCAAAAGCCTATGTGACTAAGCCGACTCGCGCGATTGTAGATCCGCAGGCCACCAGCGCTGCGCAGTTATTTGCTGCCATTGCGGATGTCGTAACGCTGTCACGAACGGACCGAATGGGATCAATTGGTGCAATCACTGCCCATATGGATGTCTCAAAGATGCTAGAAGGGCGTGGTCAAAAGATCACTCTGATTACAGCAGGTGCTCGAAAAGCAGAAGGTAACGCATACGAAGCACTGCCCGAGGCGGTATTCAATGCCAAGCGAGCTGAATTAGAGCAGCTGCGACAAATGTTCGCCCAATCCCTCGTGAGCAATCGCGGGGCCGATTACAACGCACTGATGGCCACCGAAGCGGCGGTGATCAATGCAACCCAAGCAGTTGAGCTAAAGCTCGCTGACAAAATCATGTCGCCAGCAGATTCGCTGGCGGAATTCATTGATCAAATTAACCAAACCTCAGGAGTAGCAATCATGCCTCAAGATCAAAACCAAGCCGCCGCACCGGAATCACAAGGCCCACAGCTAAACGAAGGCCAGATCCGTTCGGAAGCGGCTCAAGCCGAGCGCGCTCGTATTCAGGGCATCATCATGTCGGCGGAGAGTGAAGGTCGTATTGATATGGCCCATCACATCGCCTTTAACACCGACATGGATGCGACAGCCGCTACGGCCATGCTGAATATGGCACCTAAAGCCGCAGCAACGCTGGAAGAAACCACGCCGCAAGCACACACGGATTTTGCAACAGTGATGCAAAGCTACGATCCGAATGTGCCAGCGACGACTGATGGCGTAGAAGCCAATGCACAAGAAGAGCCGACGTCGAAAAATCCGCTGATTGCGGCTCACCAATCCATGCACGCCTAATCACTGGCTGCGCACTTACTCAACTCAATTAAGGGAAAGTTACCATGCCAGATTATGGTTACGCGTCATCAACTGACGTATCAGAAAATTACGTACCGTTTATCACCGGTGAAAAGCAACAGATCACCGACACGGTGACCATCGCCAGTGGCAACACGATTGCTCAATACACAGTGCTTGGCCGCATTGATGCTTCGGAAAAATACATTCCATGTGTCAAAACAGCGACCGACGGCTCGCAGGTGCCGCGCCGTATTGCCATGTATGCAGTAGATGCATCCGCAGCGGATACGCTGGGTCCAGTTTACTGTGAAGTGGAGTGCCATCCTGATGAGCTTGTGATCGACGGTTCGTGGGGGGCTCCGGAAGAAATGAAAGAGCTTTTGGCTGACCAAGGTATCTACCTGCGTCGCCCGATGTAGAAGCAAGCCAACCAGAAATTAACCTTTAAGTTTATAAAGCGCCTACGGGCGCTTTTTTTGTGGAGAAAACACAATGTCAGTATTTGATCGTTATGAGCTTGCCCAATACATTGAAGAGCAAGCCCAAATCCCAACCTTTTATCTAAATCGCTTTGCGGCGGCTATCGTCGAGAGTGACGATGAAGAAGTGTTGGTGGAAATGAAGTTTGCCGGTAAAGAGGTTGCCCCATTGGTAATGCCAATGGAGCAGGGCCAAGTTATCTACGAACGTCAAACTCAAAGCAAGAAGCTAACGCCAGCTTACACTAAGATGAAAGACATCATCACGCCAAAGCACGCCATGAAACGTCGTGTTGGTGAGAAAGTGCGTGACAAAGTGACGCCCTTGCAGCGCTTGAATGCTGCGACAACAGAGCAATTTATTACCCATGATCAGCGCCTAACTCGCTTGCTTGAGTATATGTGCTCTCGTGCGTTCACCGACGGTAAAATCACTCTAACGTACAAAGATGACCGTCAAGCTTTGGTTGATTTTGGTCGTGATGCGTCTCTAACGGTTGTTCTTGATGGCTCTGCGGGCAATGAGTACTGGAGCAACGAAAACGCTAAGATCGTTGATCAGATTGATACGCATATGAAGCGTATGTCTGATGCAAAAGGCGGTGTGGCGGCAACGGATATGGTGATGCCGTTGGATGTGTGGCAGCACTTTAAAAACAACGCTCAAGTAAAAGATACTTTGAACACTGATTTAGCGGGTCAAACGGGTGCGCTATCTCGTGGTGTCACTATGCCTGATGGTGTTGAGCTTAAAGGTACGCTTGGCAACAATCTTCGCGTGTGGGTGGATACTCGTACAGTTTCCATCAAAGGTGTGCAAACAGCGCTACAACAAGTGAAGAAAGTGACCTTCTTATCTGATGCGGTTGAGGCGACGCAGTACTTTGGTGCCATTCTGGATGTTGAGGCCATGGTCGCAATGCGCATGTACTCGAAGCACTGGAATGAAAATAGCCCATCTGTTCGTGTGGCTGAGTCTCAATCCGCCCCACTGGTTGCACCAGGCAATCCAAACGCTACATCAAGCATGACGGTTTTGGCGTAAGCCTAGCGTCTTAATCATAACCACTAAAAGCGGTACCGGTTCACACTGGCGCCGCTTTTTTATTGGGGGAACATCATGACTCAAGCTCAAAAAACAAAGGCTGCAGAAGCCAAAGCAGCGGAAGAAGCCAAGGCAGCGGAAGAAGCCAAGGCAGCGGAAGAAGCCAAAGCTGCAGAAGCAGCAAAGACTTCTACTTTGGATATGGTTGCCATCAATACGATCGGAAACTATAAGCCCGGAGACAAATTCAAGGCCAAAGACAAAGCCGCCGTTGATCGCTTTATCTCACTAGGTGCCGCTAAACCGGCTTCTAAAAAGTGAACGCAGTCGATCGTTTTAGAGTGATGGCCACTCACATGGGAGAGGAGGCCATTCACGAAGACGCCCCAGACACTCCCATTGGTGTTCGCTTTAAAACTGATTTCTTGGACGGCGTGGATTTTGTTGGCGAAGGCTTCGTTTTAACCGTTGCTGACGTCGATATCCCCGCTGATCCAATCGGTTCGCAGATCATCATTGCTGGTGAAACCTACTACATCCGCCAGAAAGTAGGCGGCAAAGCAGGTGTTACCAAGTATCAAGTAGAGAGAACAGCCTAATGCACAAGATTGAAACCATCCTAGAGGCAATCAAAGCAAAGCTGTCAATCGAGCTAGCACCCGTTTTGGTAGAGCGCTCACCCGTCTACAAGTCGGATAAAACGCGCGTGCTGATCCGTCAAGGCACCGAAACCACAGAAAGCGAGGCCGTTTATACGGATGCCTCATTTGAGCTGATTGTTGGTCAGATCGTGCTTGCTCCCTCTAGTGAGCTGGAATCCAAAGCCAATGAGCAGCGTGCACTCATTCACAAAGCGCTGATGTCATTGCAAGGCCAAGTGCCAGGCATGATTGAGATCAGCACTCAGCGAGTCGATGACGCCAATATCAATAGCGAAGCGCCGGCGCTGAGTCGTGATCTTATCTATCTCGTCCGTTACCGCTACAACACACAGGACCCAAGTCTATGACCAAAAAAGTTAAACAGCCGCCGCGTATGACGCACAAACCGCGCCCAGGCGGCACCATCACCAGACCAAAACCAACTCCAACCCAAAGTGAGGCCGTAGCCGATGAAACTGGTAAAGCGTAGCGTGATCGCCTTCGGCATCGAAGGCGTGCAAGGCGTGGAAGAAACATTGTCCGCAGCGACCCATGCAAAGCTCGTTGAGGACCTAAAGTGGGCGCCTGCCAATGAGCGTATGGCCGAGCGTAACTCTACTCGTGCAACCTTTGGGCAGATGAAAAAAATCTATGCAGGTCACTTGGTAGAAGTGACATTTACCATGGAAATCAAAGGCTCTGGCGTGGCGGGAACCGCCCCAGAAATTGGCTCGTGCTTGATGGCTTGTGGTTTCTCAGAAACAGTGACTGCTGATACTTCGGTTGAATACATGCCCGCAACAACGGAGCAGAAGTCAGCGACGATCTACTTTTGGGAAGATGGCGACCTAATCAAACTGGTTGGCTGTATGGGCAAAGTGAGCTTTGACTTCAGTACCGGTGCAATTGGTAAGGCCTCATTCACCTTTACTGGTCACCAGAGCGGCAATATCTCCGCCAACCCGATGCCAACGCCAACTTACAGCTCAATTGTGCCTGTGCCGTTGATTGGCGTTGCCTTCTCACTAGGTGGGGCAGTGGATGTCTCCAAGCTGACGATCGATACAGGTAACGAAGTCGCTACGCCAGACAGCATGACCAGTGCCAATGGCTATGGCTCAATTTACATCAGTGATCGTAACGTCACGGGTGCCATTGACCCACTAGCCCAAACAGCCGACGCCAAAGACTACCTGGTCGACTGGAAAGCAGGCACAGAGTCAGCACTGACAACGGGTGATATTGGTACCGCGGCAGGCAATATTTACAGCGTCAGTATGCCGAAGGTCTACAACTCAGCCGCACCTAAAGCCGGTGATCGAAACGGTCAAGTTAGCCGCGATCTAACTATCCATGCATTGCCAACCACGGGCGATGACGAATTCAGCATTGTATTTAAGTAGGTGACCAATGGTTGCAATCAATCCCGATAGCAAACTGGTGCCGACGTGGTACCAATCTCAAGTCGATAGCACGCTAGAGTGGCAGTTAAAGCCGCTCTCTGGCTTTGAGTTTATGCAAGTGCAGTCAGGCGCACGCCTTAATGAAGAAGGCCACCTTATTTACAGTGGGCAAGCTCAGCGCGATGCGCTTCGTTTTGCCGTGCGCGGTTGGCGTGGCGTGGTTACGCCAAGTGGTGAGGAGCTTGAATACAGCTTTCATTTGCTAGATCACTTACCTATGCAGAGCCTTAATGAAGTGTTCCGCGAAGTTATGGACCGAGCCATGTTGCGCGAGTACGAACAAAAAAACTCATCATCGCAGTCGCGGTCTACAGTAACGCAGAACAATTCAACTGCGACACCTGTATCTGGGGGCGACACTGCGACCGAAGCAACCCCGCCCCCATCAAGCAATGGGTAATTGACGGCGTTATCGAATCCGATATCTGCCTCAAGCCCATGATCAATGAGCCATCAAATGAACTGATCGGCCTCTACCAGCATTTCAAGAAAAATCGCTACCCGCTCAGTGGTGGTCTACTTGACCAACCACATGGGTTTATTCGTGCGATGAACGTCATCGAAGAGGCACTGCAAAGCAATGAGTGAAACACGTCATGAGTTTGTCTTAACGGCAAGCGATCGTACCCGCGCGGCTTTTAACTCCGTGACTTCATCACTGGGACAGTTACGCCAAACAGCGTTAACGGCAACGGGAGTGATCTCTACCGCTTTAGGTGGTGTGGGTGTTGTGGCGTTTACTTCGGAAATGGCGGAGATGGGCGAGTCAGCGCTTTTAGCTGCAGACCGCCTTAATTCAACCACTGAAGTGATCACCTCACTGCAATATGCAGCCAGTAAGTTTGGTGTCGATGGCGAGAGCATGAACGCGATCCTGCAGGATATGTCTGTTCGTGTTCAAGAGTTTGCACAGATTGGTACAGGTGAGGCGGCTGACTTTTTTGAAACGCTAAGCCTAGATGCTAAAGACTTTGCCGATCTTGCCCCTGATCAGCTCCTATACCGAGTGGCCCAAGAGCTAGAAGGGGTCAGCGACGCAAGTGCTCGTGTTTATTTGGATCAGCTTGGAGGCGATAACCTTGTCTCCTTGTTGCCAGTACTGCGCGGCAATGCTGACGGTCTGCGAGAATTACAGCAAGAGGCGGTTGATACCAACAAAGTGTTGTCTCAAGTGGATGCGGCTCGACTTGGTAACATCGCCAACGAGATCAACATCATGCAAAACGCTAGCCGCACACTGTCTATGCAGCTGGCGGCAGAGTTTGAGCCCACTGTAAGAGCCATCAGTCAGCGCTTTAACACCTTTGCCAGTGATGGCAATGCGGTATCAAACATGCTTGATGGCATGGCCACAGCGGGTACTCTGGTAGGCTCTGTATACATGGGGCGTGTGGTGAGCTCGCTCGTTGCATCGACTCAGGCCAAATACGCCGACATGATCGCCTCTCGTCAGAATGCCGCGGCAACCCTAGCGGAAGCCGAAGCGGGGCTCGCGAATGCACAGCAAAAGCTCACCACTGAGCGTGCTGCCTATGAAGCATCGATCGCTGAAAAGCGCCGTGAAGCCGCCGCCAGTGAGCAGGCTAGTGCTGCATCTCTAGCAAGTGCCCGAGCAGCTCAGACAGCAGCACAGCAAAAGCTCGCTGCAGCAGAGCAGGAAATGCAGTTTTCATTGCTGCAAAGTCAAAATAAACAGCGCTCAGAAGCCAACCTGAAAAAGGCCAAAGACGATCTCACGGCCGCAACCGCGAGAACATCGAAAGCCGAGGAAGCCTACGAAGCCGCAGTGCGCCGAAACAGTGCCGCGATCCAATCCGCGACGGATAATACCAAAGCACTGGATCGAGCGAAAAAGAACGTAGAGACATCAACCAAAAGCCTAACTCGTGCTCAGTCACTGTATAACACCACTGTTCGAACTGGCACCATTGCTACTCGTGGCTTAGGTGCGGCGATGAGCTTTCTTGGTGGTCCGATCGGATTGCTCACAATGGGCATTTCGACACTGGCTATCATGGGGGCGACGGCAGGTGAAGCCAGCGGGCAAATGGATGCCCTGACTGCTAGTACTGAGGATTTGAGTGGTTCGTTTAAATCTACCAGCTCAGAAGACTTAGAGCTGATGTTAAAGTCAGTGAGAGGCGAATTGATCGCAGTCAACGCACAGATTGATGAGATCGACGGGCAAAAAGCAACACAAGGTCTATTAGCCATATCTCAAGGCTTGGAAGCCGTTGAGCGTCGCCAGCAAAAGCCAGTAGGAAAGCAGAGCGATCTATACGAAAAAGAAGCGCTACTTGCTGCTGAAATTGAGCGTCGTAAGACTGCTGAAGCAACTCAGCAAGCAAATATTAGAAAAAACATAGCTACTCAGGAGCAACTAAGTAACCTTCAGGCTATACAGGAATCGTCATTAACGATTGCTCAAGCTCGTGAGGCAGCGTACCAAAAAAACCTTAAAGTAATTGATACTGCTTTGGCTGCCGAGCAGATTTCAAAAAAAGAGGCGGCTCGTTTACGAAAATCTGAACGTGAGAAGAACGATCTTGCAGAAAATGCGGCAACATACTCCGCTCTTCAAAAACGGCAGTCGATGTTTTCAAGTCAGTTCTCTAAAGAAGAGCAGCTTAGAGTTGAGCACGAACAGCGTATTTTGCAGTTCATGCAAGACACTGGGGTGACTGATCGCTTCGATAAAAGCGTCATGAGTTTTGCTTCTCAGTCTTTCACTGAAAAGGAGCGGGCCTTTAAAGAGTATAAAGATAATATTCTTGGGCAATATAAGGACCTTGGTCGTTCTGCACTAGAAATTGAAGAAAGGCGACTGGTTGATGAGTTAGTCCAGTTACGCAAATATCAGGCAGAGGGCGTTATCTCTCAGTCAGAATACGCAACAATTTCAACAAAGATAACCGAGGACTCAGAGAAGAAGCAGTCTGAGATAAAAAAGGCTGAATTAGCGGCAAGGATTCAATCGCAACGTGATTTTGCCAATATCTTTGTTGGTATGGCTCAAAGTGAAAACGAGACGCTAGCGGCGATCGGTAAAGCGGCTGCAATTTATAACATCGGTCTGGACACGTATGAAGGTGCAATGGCTGCTTATAATGCTATGGCTGGCATACCTTATGTTGGTCCTGCATTGGGTGTGGCCGCTGCGGGTGCTGTAGTTGCTTTTGGTGCGGAGCAGATTGCAGGGGTAAATAGCCAGACATATCACACAGGTGGTATTGCAGGTTATGACTCGGATAACTTCTCGCAGCAGCTAGCGCAGAATGAAGTACCTACAGTGCTATTGCGCGGCGAAGAAGTATTAACAGAAAGCGATCCAAGGCATCGTAATAATTTGCGACTATCCCGTTCTGATACTTCTACAAGTACTGAGGGTGGTGTTGTTCAATATAACACGGTAACTCTTGGGGATATTCATATCGCGGTAGAAGGAAGCGATGCTTCGCCAGAGCAAATCGCCTCAGCAGTTGCTGAAAATGTAGCGCCCATGGTGCTTAAAGTGATTCAAACAAGGGCTGGCCAACGCGCAGTTTACTCTGCCGTCGGGCTGGAAGCTGGGCGAAACGCAGGAAGGATCAAGGGGGTGCGCTGACTGGAATCCCCCATTGTAAGCAAAGAGTGAAATTATGGAATTTGTTAATATATGTTGACGTGGGCGTCAAATACTGGAAGATTCGGGCTATATATATTAATACGAAAGTAAATATATTCTGAGTCACACAGTGCGTCGATGTATTCGAGCACTCTAAACTACAAATGCAATAAGGGGTGAGTCATGACCAACTTTCTAAGAGGAATGGGTAGTATCCTTGATCTGTTCCCTCAGACAGATTACATGGCAATGGTACCAAAAGAAGGTGAATTATTTGAACAGTCTGCGAAGGACGTTGGACGCACTTTGAATGATGCGTATAACCAGCTTTCTGGGCAGTACGGGTATAAACCTAACCACAAAAACTCTGAGAAACCGTTAACTGTGCGATGAGTGAAAATCAGGAAAAGGGATCATCCGATCTTATAGAGTATACAGGGGCTGAACCTGAATCAGAGCTGCTGCTAGCTCAGCTTGAAAACTTGAACCCGGGGTTCGCTAGAGCAGTTGAATCAGACCCTGCCCTCAAGGGACAGTTGCTGAGAAATAAAGAGCTACTAGGGACGTTGTTGGTGTCATATCAGTCAACAACCATAACTAGGTCTGGCCCGTTTCCGCCAGCTGATGAGATGGTGATAGTCGAGAAAGCTCATAAAGGTTACATAGCTCATTTGCTAGAGACTCAGAAAGAGTCATTGAAAATTCGAGAGAATTTGGCAAGAAAGGGGATGAATTTTGCTCTTTTCGAAGGGCTTATGAGCCAATTCGCAGGTTTGGTAGTGGCCTTATTTGCTCTTTACATTGCATATGACTTAGGCATGGAGGGGCATGATGAACTTGCCGGAGTGATTGGTGGAGGTACGGTTGTTGCACTTGTTACAGTGTTTGTAACAAAGAAAAGAGCGAGAAAAAATAGCTCAAAGGATTCTGAACAGAGCAGTCCGAGCCCAAGTGAATAAACCCGCCAAGTGCGGGTTTTTTATTACCCGCTATTTGCAATCTCGCTTTTCCTGATCTACTATCCGTTTTGAGGCGTCAGAACCTCTTGTAAGCGGATGAGCAACCAACCCCGTCAGCGTTGGCTTTTTTATGCCCAAAATTTATGGGCAGCACTCCTGTTGCGTCGGGAGGGCAGTAGTCATAAAACACCTTCGGGGAAAGCTACTCGCGGTTTCTTACAGCCGTTCTGAACCTCCTGACACCCAATCAGTTATTGGGCAAATTCAGAGAAATGTAAGGGGATCAAGATGATCACTAAAGGTAAGACACCGACCCTAAACAAGCGCTTTCGCTTTACTGCTTCACACCTTGGGGCAAACGCCCCAGAATCCAACTGGGATGTACCTCACACCGATAATTACCGCTTAGCCTGTGCCAATGGTCGCAAGCTTGCCGCGTGTTACCTATTGCAAATTCAAGCCGATCCAAGCTTAGCAGGGACGGGGTTGCTCGGGCATATCGCTGGTGATATCGACTTTCAAGACCAAACGCCCACCAAAGGGCATTGGGTAGGTTTCTTTAGCTACCTCGAAGAGCAACTTAGCAAAGCCGCATCATTCTGTGATGTTTACCTAGACCTAGCGCAAGCCCAACAACAATGGGACGAAATCGCCGCGCGTCGTGATCGAATCGAAAAACTGGAGGAATAACCATGCAAGCATTAGTTATGAAATCAGAGAGCGGTTGTCCGGTCACCACATCGTTGGCCATCGCAGAAGGTGTGGGCAATACCCATAAAACCGTTATACAGCTAATTCGCCAGAATACGGTAGATTTAGAAGACTTCGGGCCACTCGCATTTGAAATGCGAGTGGGTAGGGAAGACGGTAAGGGTGGTCAAAAGCGAGAAGTTGCAATCTTAAACGAACAGCAAGCAACGCTTCTGTTGACCTATATGCGCAACAATGAAACGGTGAAGCAATTTAAGAAGCGCTTGGTTAAAGCCTTCTTTGAGATGCGCGACCAGTTGCAGGCGCAAACACCAGATATGACCCAGCTCAGCAAAATGGATATTTTGCGTCTAGCCATGGAGTCAGAAGAACAACGCCTAAAGCTGGAGCAAGAGCGGCAAGCCCTAGAAGCAAAGGTGCAAGAGTACGAGCCTAAAGCATTATTTGCTGAACAGGTTCAACGAGCGCCCGACACCATTAGCGTATCGGAAGCCGCTAAAATCATTGGCACTGGTCAGCGCCGCCTATTCGACTTTCTCCGCAATATTGGCTGGATTTCCCGACGAAACGAGCCATATCAAGAGAAAATCCAACAAGGCTTGCTCAACGTAAAGCTCAGTAACTTCCAACACCCAGAGCATGGATTAAAACAATCCGTCACCACCGTCGTGACAGGAAAAGGCCTAACCAAGCTCAAAGCCCTGTGGGATAAAGAGCATCCACAGCTTCATTAAGTAATACAGCGCCCTACGGGGCGCTACATATCTGGTAACTTTATTGAGTTGATGGCACTAGTAACTATCGATTCTAATTGTTGTAAAGGTGTTGGTCGGTTTTGCATGGGAAACCTAGTCCAAACATAAATAATGTCTGGGTCGTCTAGATCTGCGTATATTCTGAAAACGTCAACTTTGCCACGCTTGGGTTTTAGTTTTGCGTTTGTCGTTCTTATAAAGCCTTTGACTTCGTTGCTTCTATCTGAAACCTCTATGTCTAAGTTGTTTAGTGCTTTATGTATCGTATCCTGATGTTCTGATAGAAATTCCTCTAATGTATCGGGTGACGAGAGTGTGCAGTCGTATTTAGTTTGACCGGCAGTGTCGATTTTGATTTTTTCTAACGTAAATCGCTTTTTTTTATCAGTATCGATGCAGTCGGCAAGAACATCACTGTAGCCTATCTCGATAGGGAATATGGTTCTGATGGTATTTGGCTGAGAGCCACCTAAATAAACGATATCAATGTATTCGCCGTTTTTTTGTGCGTTTGTTAATTTTGTTACGACTAAATCAATTTCATCCATGCTGCCTCCTTGGCTTATTGTTTGATTTTGGTAGGTCAATATAGTCTTTTAAAAATATCAAATCTATGCCCGCCCAGTGCGGGTTTTTTTATGCCCGCGAGGTGGCGATGCTTCCATATTTAGATGAATGTGAGGTGACGATCACCTCAAATGATCCAACTGTCGTTACGCGCTCACGATCCGGACGTAAAGTGGTTCGTAACCTAGAGCAGCAACGCTGGGAGCTGGATGTATCGTGGCCTGACTTTCTTGATGGACGAGCGTGCGATTTAGAGGTCGCCTTAGACATGATGAAAGGGCAAAGTGGTATAGCTGACATAGTTCACCCTGTACGTAGTTATCACTCTGATGCAAGCGGAATTTGGTCTGTTGTAAATAGTGCTAATCCAGGGGCTGACCTTTTAACACTAGCAGGCACCGGAGTGTTAACGGTTGGACATTACATCCGCTTTTATAATCATTCAAAAGTTTACCGTGTAGTTGCTCAAGATGGGGCTGCCTACTCTATTTATCCGTCTTTGCGAAAGCAGGTATTCGCATCAGAGCAGGTGTTTGTATCTGGCGTCGCGATTTCCTGTACTCGAACAGACGACGCTATTTCGTACAAGCGTAGCGGTCCGTTGACAAAAATATCAGCCAGTTTTGAAGAGCAATTATAACCATGATTATTCGTAACCTGATCAGTTTGAATTTTAAGAATGGCTCCATGGCTATGACCGATGGAGGGATCGCCGTCAACTTCAATGGTGAGACTTATGAGCCAACCGGTTACTTGGCTGAGGAGGGTATTAGTGATGTCGAGGAAACACTCGAGATCACCACTAACGATATGGATGTCACCCTAAATATTTCTGATCCAAACGATCCAGTGCTTATTGCTTTTTACTCTGATGAATATTTGAACCAACGTTTGAGCTATTACCGTCAATACATTTGGGACGACGGATCCGAGGAGTTTCATAAGATCTTTGAGGGTAGGATGGTTGAGTACGAGGCAACAGACTCTGAAAACGGGTACGAAATCAAAGTGACAGCCAGTGCCAACATTATTTACTGGCAACAGATGCGTGGGCGCACAACTAATACAGATTCTCAGCAACAGCACTTCCCAGGGGATAAAGGCTTTGAATTTGCTGGCAAAGAAAAAGCTGATATTAAATGGGGTAAGTAGTCATGGGGTTTTCACTTAAGAGCTTTACTAAACCATTTAAAAGTTTTGTTGGTGTTATAACAAATGGCGTTCTAGGTGGTGTGTATGATGCTTGGAAGGCAGCAGGCGACTGGGTAACAGACCTTTTAAAGCCTGAGGAAGCCGATCAAAATCAAGGCACAACTGTTAACAAAGCATCGGCGTCTGCATCTATACCTATTGTTTACGGAAGAATGAGAGTCGGCGGAACGCGTGTTTACTTAACCAGCCGTGGAGATAAGAATAAATATCTATACTCTGTTTTAGTTCAGTGTGAGGGTGAAGTTCAGAGTGTTCAAGGAGTAACAATATCTGATAAGGCATCCTCTGAATTTGGTTCAAAGCTGGTTTATACGGCCCATTTAGGGTTGGATAATGATTCGGCAGACAGTAGGTTTGTGTCTGAGTTAGGTGACTGGACAAATGAACACCGATTGCAGGGGATTGTCTATTGTGCAGTTCGCTACGAATACGACCAGGATTTATATAGCGGCTTACCCAATTTTGAGTCAATCATCGAAGGTCGCAAGTTGTTTGATCCTAGAAGCGGTCAAACGAACTTTTCCGACAACCACTCCTTGGTTGTGCTTGATTACTTCCGTTCTAAGCGTTTTGGTGTTGGGATGGATGATGATCTTATTGATTTCGACTCATTTTCTCAGTCAGCAAATATTGCCGATGAAACCTATGAAAGCCGCACTGATAGTGGTGTTCAAGTAAAACGATTTGCGTGTAATACAGTGGTCGACACTGGTCAGCCGCCACTTGAAAACATTAAGCGTCTAGTTAGTGAAAGTCGTGCATTCCTGATTCAAACCGGTGGGCAATGGCGTTACATCATCCAGAACGATGCGACACCGAATCATACGATTACATACGACGACATTATTGGAGATATTGCTCGTAACCCAAACGGTGCGCGTGATCGCTACAATAAAGTCACTGTTAAATACATTGATCCAGACTCTGAGTGGCGTAAAAACGAGGCAACTTATCCGGTTGAAGATGCTGAATATCAAACGCTGCTCGAGGAGGATAATTGGGAAGAGTCTCATGCAGATCTGACCGTTGACTCGTGCACTAATCGATACCAAGCGCTTGATATAGCCCGACAGGCGTTATTGGAAAGTCGCCATGGTGGTCAGCTGGCATTTGAGGCCCAGCCTTGGATGATCAAAGTGCGCTGCGGCGATCTGATAGTAATGGATGTTCCAGGTCTAAACGATGGCATTTTGTGGCGTATTTCATCGCGAACCATCTCTGCTGATGGTTCCATTTCATTTGAATGCGCCGCTTATGATCCTAGTGTGTTTCCATGGATTGATTTGCCTGACCAGGAGGTCGTAACAGCTCCAGAGGTTGTCGATGCCCGAAGCCTTCCCGCTATAGATTCATTAATCTTTGCGGCTCAATGGGGAGAAAGCTCAGTTGGTAGGTTGACGTGGTCACAGCCTGACAGTGCGTTTGTTCATGATTACATAATTGAGGTGTTTAATTCATCTGCAGTCCCAGTAGTAGTCTCTACTGTGGCTCATTCAAGTGACTGGGATGGCGATTTTCGTCCTGCTTTTATGCTGCCTATGCTACCTAGCGGCACATACACGGCTAGCATTCGAGCAAGAAACGCTATTACTCGATCTGCAGCAACAGAGATTAGCTTTTCTGTTGCCGTGCCGATTCCTAGACAAATTACCGGGTTGCGTGTCACTGGTGATTTTGATGATTCACTTACGCTTACCTGGGACGCGCTAGAATCTCCTGAGTTAAACCATTATCAAATTGATATTGTTCATGAGGGTGTGAGTCTAACAACAATAGTTAGTGAAGTGCCGAGCTTGTCGATTGGACTTCAAGTTTTCAAAGAAGTCGGTTATCCGAGGTCATTTGAAATCCATGTGTATGGTGTAAACATCTCCGGCGAGTTGGGTGACTATGCTTCGTTGGCCATCTCTAAGCCTGCTCCAGTCGCACCGACGGTTTCTTTCACTGCGTCGAGCGACTCTATCCGTGTATCATCGCAAGCGCCTGATAATGCCAACGGTGTGGGTATCTGGCTTTCAACAGAAACACCTGTACAGATAGTTGATGATAATCGCGTATATCGTGGTGCCGGTGATGTGTACGGAGTGACAGGGTTAGAGTCTGATACTGAGCACTATTTTGCAGTAGCATCCTATGATGCGTTTGGTTATGGGGAGCCTGCTCAGCTTTCAGCTGCCACGCTGGTGGATGCTGTTGATCGCGCTATCAATCAGTTAACGGAGCGTGACGCTGAGATAAGCTCAGATATCAATCAGATTAATGCCAAGGCGTATTCTGTTAACGCTCAAACGCAGGAGCAAATTTTACTAGCTGCGGCGAAAGTGGCTGAGCAACGTCGTCTGCAGCAATCTCAGAATGATGAGTATTACCGCATTCTAAATGCTGTCGTATCGATCGATCCTTCAACCGGTACGATCGTCAATCGTGCATACGAATACACTAACGAAAAATTCAGCGAAGCTGCACTGTTAATCGATGGTGTCAATAATTCAATCACAGCTCAAACGAGCCGTATTGAAACGGCAGAGGGTCGTATTGAATCAGCAGAGTCTGCGCTTGAGCTTCAATCTGGACTCATTAATCAGCGAGCAACTTATACGGAGCTAAGTGAAGCTGTTAACTCTGCGATCGCTGCTATCCAACCAGCTTATGCAACCAACTTTAATACAGGGTTAGATGGCTGGTCTGCTCAAAACGGTACCGCTTCTTACAATGTCGGTGCTTGGGTGGATTTGACCCTTGGCGATATCGCTCTAGACATGAGTTATAGCGGTGCGGATAACCCCGTTATTCAGCTTGCTTTAGCGCGTGAGTCCGGAGCGGTTTGGAGTGGTCGTATTCAATGGAAAACGGATGCACACGGATACAGTGCAAGCCACGAAGCATCGATCGCCGAAATCACGGACGATGGTCAGCAATACACAGTCACCGTTGACTTAGGGAGTGACAACGATTATTCGGCAAATACGATAACCGGTCTTCGTATTATCTTAGGCGCAACCGTTGCTGATGTTTATCGCCTGTACTCCGTGCAAGCGGGTAAGCGAACAGCTGCGCAAACAGCGATCGAAGGTCTGCAGGGTCGTGTTTCAACTGCAGAGCAAACGCTTGATGCTGTAAATGGTCAGCTCGCTAACTACGTTACAACCTCGTGGTATGAGCAAAACTCTCTTAAACAGAGTGATGTTCAGCAAACGCTAGACAGTTGGAATACTGAGTATGGTATTACTGCAACTCTGGCGGAATTTGACAGCAACGGCACACTGTTAAAAGCGAATGAAGCGTCACAATGGATTGATGGTGCCGAAGCGCTAATTGCTCAAATTGCACAATCTCAAGCCCAAACAGAGTTTGGTGAACGTGTTAATGCAGTGGAGCAAACACTGGATGCACAGAACGCTCAAATCACACAGCAAATCAGCAGTGTCTATAAAGCTGAGACAGCAACAGAGCTGCTAGGAGAAGCGGCATTGCTGAGCGCTGGTAAAGCTGCTGCTGCGGCACGCGAGCAGGTGTCCCAAGCTGATGCGATCAAGAGGAGTTCCGCACAAATCGCGCAAGAGTCCAAAGCTCGTGCAGATGAGGACGGAGCTCTTGCTCAGAGTATCACTGAACTTAAAGCAACCGTCGATGAGAACCAAGCGCAAGTAGAGGACTACCAGCGTGCAGCCATTGGTTACTGTGTTGATGCTGATGGAAACCCCACTAGCCACGAGACAGCGGAGTCATGTGAGCTGGCTGGCCATACTTGGCAAGGAAACCGCCCGATCGCGGAAGCTATGCGTAATGTTCAGATCGCTGCTAAAGACTCGGATGGTAATGACATCACAATCAGCGCTGGTGCTTTGTATCAGGCTTTAGTCAATGAAGCAGGAAACGCAAATGCTACAGCAGCCTTGCTTGCACTAGTGAACGAGCAGCTGGCGGGTGTATTTGCAAACGTGGGCGAGGATGGGAGTTCGCTAGAGTTCATTGCTGATCAAATGGCATTCAAAACAGAGAACGGGACCATCAATCCATTCACTGTGATTGGGGATGAGGTACATGCCTCAAACCTGATTGTCTCAACTCTACGAGTTCCAACAAGTGGCTCTGATGAGACGCCAGTTGATGTAACCACGTTTGAGCAGCTAAAGGGTAATGATGGCATGTTGCCAGCCCCAGATGGTACGGCAGGTTTATACGCTGATGGCAACTATATGGGGTATCACGACGGCGAAAATTGGCGGTCATTTATCGATAAGGACGGTGGCTTTTACTTTTGTGATGAATCAGGCAACTACATTACTAACATGACCGATGATGGCACCTTGACGGTTACGGGGCATATAGAGGCGTCTTCAGGAGAGTTTCATGGAGCTGTATACGCACAAACGGGTGTATTTAGAGGGACGATCACTGGTGCATACATGTATGACACAACGATCATCGAGGGCTCGTCTAATCGTTATTTGATGTGTGATTGGAATCAGTACGCATACGGCACAATGTCTCCAACGGATATAGTGAACAGTGGCAATATACCGATTATATGTTTGCAAACGCTAATAGGAGGCCGTACGTCCTCAAATCAAATTAGTTACTCTGTTAGTAGTGACACGGGGAGCCAGAGATCGGTATTCAATCCAATGGTATTGTCGGTGGTTCCAATGAATCACAGTCCATATGAAGTTTCAAATCGGTGCAGGCGCGAAAACATTAAAATCGATGTCCATATAGAGATACGTTCTAATGACGAAATTGATAAAGGCTGGAGAAAGAACGGCGTCGGTTTTGAACTGTACACAGGCGATTTGTCTGGAGGCTCACGAAGAGTCTATTCATTTGGATATGACATATTCAGGATTCACTCTACCAACGGATCCCAGATCAATCTAGGCGGTGTCGTTTGGACAACTGGTGAGGAGAGTGCGGGCGTGTACTACATGAAAGCAAGCATGGAAATCCCCTATATTAGTTCAATTACCCCTGTACTATTTTTGGGTTATTCAAACATCTACAACGCACAGGGTCGTGCAAGTGGACGAGTGCACATAACGGTCAGCGATACGGGGCAGAACTTATGATTGTAAAAAGCAGGCAAGCACTAAGGCAAATGTTGGAGCAAATTCAGCATTTGCCAACGGTTCTATTTGTTGACTACACGAATCGATCCATCAAAACCAAGGTCAAACTACATCAAGTCTACGGTGGATCAGAAATACGGCATAACCCTGACAGCCTTGATGATTTTGTTAAAGGTGTCGTAGTAATAGACGCCACGCACAGTCTGCCTGAATTCAGTTTTAGCGGCTGTGTTCACATCTTAGACGACCTCTCGCTAAGCAGTGACCAACTGTTGGATTATGACGGTCTTCTCTTGTCGTCTTCATTGTTTTCTGAAAAGTGTGAAGTAGAAATCCAGCTCGAAGAAAGCGTTTTTGCATTGCTTGAAGAGCTGGAAAAGCTTCTCCCGGAAGACAACGAAGTTCGACTCTACAGAGAGCAAATCAGAAGCCAGTTAGCCGATTAATCTTCCATCAAATTAAATCATTCCCTCCAGCATTCTGCTGATTAAAAGGAGCCTTTATGGCCTGGATAAAACTACCCGCTGTTAGCGTTGCTAACGGCGACATTGTCGTGTCCGTTACTGGCAACGTCGACTTATCGTCCGTACTCAGTGGCTGGGCGCTAATTATTAATGGCAACTACGTCGAAATCAAAAGCGGCACGTCGGCTGATGGCAACGGCAGTAGCGCGTTAACACTTGCTGAGGCGTGGGATGGATCAACCATCACAAACCTACCCGCCAAAATTATGCCGACCAGCGCCCCGGCGCTTGAAATTGCTCAGCTCATGACGGATACCAACGAGTACGCGATCGACGTGCATAACGCGCTAGCTGAGGCAGCTACAAAAGATAAAGATATCACGATCACGGACCCTACTGGGTCTGATCATACATTCGCGTCATTGCCGAAAAACGCTCGTTTAGTGCAAGAAGCCATCAACGAAAACACTGAAAAAGTGAATGACCTACTCGCCAACAAAACAACCGATGGTGATGATACAACGCCGGGGGCGTTGCTTGCAGTTGGAGCAAAATTGGTTTCTCAGATTGATCTTAGTGATTCAAACGTAGCTTACGTACCAAACGTTCAGGCTACAATGTACTTAGACTTCACTTCCAATGAATACAAGATATATGACAGTGCAACATCTCACATATTGGATAAGTCAGTATCTGATATTTTAGATATAAGCAGAAGTACTAGCACATTAGTAAACACCCCGACAGGTGCGGTATCTAGCATTGATGCTGATGTAGCGCCTTTAAATTATCACGCAGAAACAGGCAAGAGCCTTGGCGTTCGCTGTAATCCAAGCTTTACAAACCTTGTAACATGGTCAGAGACTGATGGCACAAATTACCCTATTTCGTCTTCTGCGAATTGGGCTGGTGCTTTAGTGACAGTAAAAGGCATTACGCTTGATAATCCTAATGTTGCAAATCCAATATATAGAGACTTTTCAACAGATAAGACCTACGGATCTGCTAAAGTTTTTTTTAGAGACGATGGAGTGCTTACAGGTATTAAAGTAGTGCTTAGGTTTGAGATAAGAGGGGATACCGTTAGCGGGGTTAACTTTAACTTTGATTTTGATAATAAGGTCGGCTCTCTTTCAAACACGAATTATAAGTTTACTTTGAATTATAGAGGTGAGGGGCTATATGAGCTTGATATCTACGGCTCTGATGATTCGTTGACAAATGTCACGACATACCGCTTAGCTGTGTACAATAACGAAATTTATCGTGGCGGATTTCAAGCCACAGAAACTTACGCTCCTCAACCATACCGCAAAACGGAATCTTCTACGGTTCTAGAGTCAGGTACATTTTTGACGCGAATTTTAGGAGAGGAATTTAACAGTAATTCAGGAGCCATGTACATCGAGTGCTCCGCTTCTTACCTCTTAGACAATGGCTTTTTATACCGCTTTTTTTCCAGTGAAATTGGTAATCTTAATTCTATGTTCTCCAACACAACTAGCCGTCAATTTGGTCTTGTTGAAGGGGATTTAAATTCAGTAAAAGTGATGATGGTTTGGGGTGAAAACGAATCGAGATTCTATATAAATGGAGCGGCATCTATCGTGGAGTCTACCACGCCTAGTGAGGCTTCCATTTTGCGAATCGGTAGGAGTAGCAACTTGGTTGAGACTGCATTCGGTGTATTAAACGGTCACATCAGAAAAGTGGCTATTTATCCTAGATCATTATCAGAAGAAGATGCACTCAAAGCAACTTTATTAGGAGTGAAATTTCAATGATTGATTATAAAATTTTAGGTGTGGTTAAACTTATAGATAGTTTGGATCAGGAAAATCCAGTTACAACAGTTTTAGATGGATTTTTGGTAAATACTGCTAATGAAAAATTCGATGGACTAGATGACTATCTTGTAGAGCCAGCAAATCCGTACAATGTGTATGCATCACCAGCAGTGACATATTTTTATAAGTTTCCAGATAAGGAAACAGCGGAAACGCTGCTAGCACCATTCCTTCCACCTGAAGAGTAACAATGCCGCGAAAGCGGTTTTTTTATGTTCAAAATAAACCCGCTCAATCAAAGTGACTGAGCGGGTTCGATGGTAATGAAAGAGCGACTTGGCCAGAGTACCAGTCCGGTCAAGCCGTCAGAGCACGTAACCAGGCTACGTGAACCAACCCAAGGCTCTCCCACTGCTGCGCAGCGGGCGGGAGTCTACATTTTTTTAAGTAGGTTCACAATGCAAGAAATACGATGCACACGATGTAATAAACTATTAGCGCGAGGCGTATTTTTCTCGATTGAGATCAAATGTCCGCGCTGTTCTTTCCTAAATGAGAGGGCCACGAGCCCCACTCATGGGGTACCAGACCATGGCAAAACCAATCATTCCATGGATCGGGGGCAAGCGGAAACTCGCTGAGCATATTCTGCCGTTGTTCCCAGCACACACAAACTATGTCGAACCGTTCTGTGGTGCGGCAGCAATCTTCTTTTTAAAAGAGCCATCCAAAGCGGAAATCATCAACGATGTAAACGGCGATCTCGTCAACCTATATCGAGTGGTAAAGCATCATCTCGAAGAGCTATACAAGCAATTCAAATGGACATTGGCCAGCCGAGAAAATTGGAAAACTTTAAAGGAGACCCCGCCGCATGTACTCACTGATATTCAACGCGCCGCACGTTTTCTATATCTTCAAAAACTGGCTTTTGGTGGCAAAGTGGAAGGTCAGACCTTCGGCACGTCAGCAACGTCCCGACCGCGCTTTAACATCTTCACACTTGAACAAGACCTTGCCGACGCGCACTTCCGGTTGGCATCGGCCACGATCGAAAAATACGATCGGCCTGATGCACTGTTTTACTGTGACCCGCCATACTGGGAGGCAGAGGGGTATGGTGTGCCGTTTGAGTTTGATCAATATGAGCGCATGGCAGAGCTTGCTAAAACGATCAAAGGTAAAATGATCATATCCATCAACGATCACCCAGACATCCGCGAAGTATTCAAAGACCTTAAAGTCAAAGAGGTTGATTACCAATACACAGTGGGTGGAAGCGATCGCGCCTCAGACTGTGTCGAACTCATCTACGGCAACTGGGATTTTGATGAAAGCAGGAAGGGGCAGGATAACTTGTTTTAAATGTTGCGCCCTTTAGTTAGGGCGCATGGCTCAATAAATCTTAGCGTCTAAATATTTCCCTCTCGATCATGAGTACCGAATCATTAGATGGTCTTATGTTGCGAGGTATGGTTTTTATGCCTTTAGATGTCCTGATTAGAAATTCAAGCTGATCTATCGCTTCAGCGATCTCTGATTGGTGTTCCCTCGGTAGAGAAGAGATATCATCGAAAGATATGGCTTTTACATCATTGTACAGCTGATCGAACTTATCCATGTTCAACTCCTTTTTAATGACAAAAGTGATCTTTCATATTAGGTCAGGTTACAGCAGAAAGGGAAGTCTTGTTTATCTAAACCTAATCTAAGTCATTGTTTTTATTATCCATGAGAGCGGTCTAAAGCTACCATCAAATGGCGTGTATTTCTTAATATAATCATTGGTTTACGTGCAATGCATAGCTACTTTGACATGGTAGAGGTCAGCAGTTCGAATCTGCTTAGACCTACCAGAATTTACGAAAAGCCGAGCGCCAAGCTCGGCTTTTTTGTTTCCGTTCTAGGAATGTCTACTTCATTCTACTTTTATCTGATGTCATTTCTCTGTCTGACTAAAATGCGAGCTTCCGTGCATAAGGGTTGTGTAGCATTTATTTCGTAAGTCTTTGTTGCTTTTCTATATTCTGAGCTAAGCTTAATAGCCATGACTATGTGTGGTCATATTGATTAATGATTTCCCGTTAAAGTTGAGTATAGATCTGTGTATGCAGATGCAAATCATTTATAGTTCTTACTTAACGGTGTTGTTTTTTGTGATATTTAGCATAAAAGTCAATAAAATTAATGACTTAATTATTGTAAGGTTTCGTTAGTCGAGGATGAAATGAGTGCGTAAAAGGCTTAGTCTTGTTATATGAGATTATTGTCTTCGTGTCATTTGTTGGCTTTAGGTATGGAGCATAGTGCTCAAGGTTGAACGCTAAGGATTTTTTTATGCTGAAATTGTCTTTAACACAAGTTTTTGCTGTGGTTGTAGCGGCAATCCTTGCTACGTCTGGTTATTTTTGGCCTGCGTTTTTCGTTCTTGCCCTGTCGGGGTGCTTATTAGTGTTTCTTGCACGTCCTAAAGTCAGTTACGCTTCAAATGATGATTCGGATTCATCGCTTAATGTAGACCCCATTGCAGCTGAAAAAAATGAAGCCCAGAAGTTATTTCATGATGAGCTTGTTCCTATTCTTGGGGTCTGTAATGAAGACCTAGATAATGTATTAACAACACAGAAAAGTGCCATTGAGCTATTGAGCCAGTCTTTCGATGATACCCACCGTTTGATCGGCGAGCAGACAGAATGCATTCACGCTCTTATTAACGACAATCATGA